AACATCAGTACTTTCTAGTGCTGTGTTAAGTTTGTTCATTAAATCAACATATTCACCTCTACCACCTTGACTTGTTATCATCCTTTCTTCTAATTCACGTAATAAAGTCTCCATATCAATAAAAAGGCCAACTCTACCGGTTTTGGCAGTTTTTTCCAATTGAAGTAGCCTTTCTATATTTTCCCTCATTTTTCTCAAATATTCCTTTTCATCATCACCACCCCCACCTCCATGAGGGCCACTAGGAGGACCACCAACACCCCCACCAGGAGGACCACCTGTAGGAGGTACACCTCCCCCTATACCACCAGCTCCTGCTGCTGACCATACTCTCTCAGCTTTATCTAGTGATTTTAACTCTTCAAACAATCTTAAATAACGCTCACTGATATTAGAAAAGGCCTCTTGCTCCGCTGCGTCTAACCCAGTAGCAATCCCTTCCATAGCTTTCTCAGCAGACTCCAACTCACTCAAAGAAGCGGTACGGGGCAACTTACTCATAAGTTCCGATTTAGAAAACTGTACAACTTTACCACCTATCTTCTTCTCAAACTCCTCAACAATAGGCCTATATTGCTCTAGCTCAGGAGTAATACCACCAGATTCAAACACCTTAAGTATATTCGCTCTAGCCTCATTAACAGTATTTATATCGCTTTCATAGCGTTTTGCATCAAACGCACCTATATCTATAGTAACTTCCTCATCATAAGGCTTATCCATACTAATGTACTTAAGTTGCCCGACATAATCTTTATACTTACTTAAATAAAAATTTAATTGGCTTGTATTAGCTTCCATGCGTCTTCTAATCGATTTAGCAACTTTAGAAAACTCAACGTCTATGGTAGTCAATGCCTCTGATAATGAACCACCCCCTTCCATAATACCACTTACGCGTTTTAAAGCTTCAAATTCCTGTGGTTTATATATTGATTTTATATCAGCAATTACATTCTTACCCTGTTCTCTAAACATCACATCAAAATGACCAGCTATAGCATCTTGCCCTATCACCAATCCTTCAGTAGTAATCTCTCCAAACTTACGTTCATACTCACTCTTTTTTGCCTCATGTATAGCAGAACCTCGGAAAGAAGTGGCCTCTAAAAGAGGAGTAGTTTCTTTACCAACACCTAACATCTCCTTCATTATAGCCTCTACCTGGCTTTCTCCACGAAAACCCCCACCTCCATGCAAACCGCTCGCTCTGTAGCGTTCTAGTAGGTTAGCCCCTTTTAAATCCTCTATACCACCAGATGCTTTGCGATTTAACTCTTCTAACGCCTCTCCTCGCCTCTTAACTAGCATAGCAGCCATTGATTCGGCAATCTCATTAGCTCCATCAATGGCTGCATCTTTTAAGCTACTTGACGATGTTGTTGCACCACCAGTAGTAACCCTGTCTATGACACTTTTTTGTGTACTTATGGACCCAGTACCACCAGCCCCAACAGGACCACCCCGTCCCAAAACCATAGTTTCCATGTATTCTTTTTGCATCGGAATGGTCTTTAGTGCCTCGGATACGCGTCTTAGTTGTTCTATAGTATATAACTCAAACTCCACCATATCACGGATATCTTCTTTGTAGGTGTCAAATTTATTTCCAACACTTTCGCCTGACATTTCTTTAGATGCATCAATTATCTTTTTAGATACCCCCGCCTCTTCTTCTTTATATCTTATTAGATTTTTTTCTTCAGTAGTAAGTGTTGGTACCCCTACTTTTTGTGATAACTTTTCAACATATTGGTCTATAGCCTTGGTATCTGCACCATACACTCCAGCTCCAACAAGTTGGCTTGCTAAATTTGGTACATCTCGAGCTTCACCAGTAGCTAATGTGACTTCTTTTGTTCCTAAAGGTTTCCCCATTTCAATATCCATGTATTGCGCTACAGCAGATAATGACTCTAACTCATCCATTCTAGCACCAATGGCACTACTTACCATCTTAGAATAAGTATCGATACCACCAGCGTCTAAAGTTTGCTGTAAAGACTTGGATAATACTACAGACATACTCCTTATATCTTCATAAGTGTTTTTTAGTTTTTCGTCATTGACATCCATTACTTCTGGATCAAGAGCAACAGAAGATCTTTGTGCTGCACTAGATATAGTCTCAGCACTGGTCCTCATTTTATATAAAGGTTGTAATTCAGTAGTAATATACTTTAGTATATTTATGCCAGCTGGAGTCATTGATTCAGCTTCTATTTTTGCTTTAGCAAAAGGTTCTATTCCTCCAGCTGCTGTCACCTCTTTTCTAGTTCTACCAACTAATTCTGGCGGCAACCCTTCCAGTCTACTTGTAGTTGCTTTTACCAATCCTGCTACAGCAGTACGTTTAATTTGTCTAAATAATTCTTGGAAAAAAGCTTCTAAATCAATATGTTTTATAATCTTATCTATAATATCACCTCTACTTAAATCATATTCAGCAGCGCTTGTTATTAAAGCTTTAGCCATTTCATCTCTAGTAGAAGCAGTACCATCAATTATTTTAGATTTATACTCTTTAGCCATATCTTCATCAGACATAGCCCCAACTTCAAATCTTTTTAACTCAGTCTTAAGGTCTGAAGTACTTAATTTACCCAAACGAAGTTTTGCTGATCTCGTTATCTGACCCCCAAAATCTAAAAATTCTTCAAAACTCCCTTCCTCATCCTTCATCACCTCAACAATTTTCTCTGCACCTTTGAACTTACCAATATTCTGTAATATGTCTTCAGAAACAGCCCTTACACCAGCATGTTTTTCATCCATACCTTTTTGAATTATAAAACGCATTAACTCATTCATTCTAGTGGCAAACTCATTAACAGGACGTTCACCTAGAGCTATACTTTCTTTTGGCCATCTACGTAAAAAAGATTCGGATGGTCCCTTAGCAGCCGCTCCAGTTCCAGCTGTTCCTTTACCTATTCCAGTTTCTATCTCAGTCATCCTCGCAACCCTAGAAATACCTTCTACTGTAATACCTGTATGTAATTTATAAAGTTGACTTACAATAGCATCACTATACTTTTTCTCATAAAGCATTTTTTTCAATGCCTGTACAGTTATATCTCTTATACGTTTTTGCATATCATTTAAATGCTCTTCTTCTGGTAATCCTGTTCTTGAAACTTCAGAAACCTTACCAAATAAGGCTTTTTCATCTTGAGACGCACCAGCTTTTATATATGCCGACGGCATAACAGTACCCTGTAACAAGTCATAAGTAGACTCTTTAAAAACCTTACCATACTCTTCTTTAGTTATCTGTCCTTTGGATAAATCTGTAGAAGCTTTTTCTCCCTTTTTAGTGTACATAAACAAAGCCTCTAAAACTTTGTTTATATTCATATCTTCTACTTCAGTTATTATAGATGGTTTAGTTAGAAACTCAAACCCACCAGACTCAGGCTGCCGTTTATAAAATACTTGAGCCATTTCAGACAAGGTGCGCACATCTTTTTCATCGACAGCAGTAAACAATGTCTGAAATAGTGACCTTACAGATAATATATCTTTTCCTAACTCATCAAAATGTCTTTTAATTTCCTCTCTTGATGCTTCCAATTGACCAGTATGCACAAACAAAGCATCACCATCATAATCTAGCTTTTGTTCCATAGCCATAAACGTCGGAGTAGCTTTTTTAATAAGTGTAGTTATTGCTTCTATTTCATTGGTGAGGTTTTTAGCTGCAGATACATCCCCTTGCTCCCAAGCTTCTTCTCTTTTTTGTACCAACCCCTCTGGACCTTCAACATACTCTTTCAAACCATCCAATATAGAATTTAATGTATCAAAATCAAGTTCAGGTGAACCAGGAACAGAAATAGCATGTTTTGCCAACTCACCTGACATTAATCTAGCCTTAGCAGGTTGTATACTATGTGCTCCAGTAAACGGGAATCTTGTACTTTCTACATATACAGACTCTTCTTTCTTTGCTTTTTTCTCTATAAGTTCGGCTAAATTAGTTCTGCCTCCTTCAGCACTAACACGTAACTGAGCAGCCATCTCTTTCGGCAAACCTATCTCACCTTCTTTTAAAACTGGTAATCCAAGTTCTTTAGCTTTTGCAACATACTCCTCATGCTTTTTTATAAGTTCTCCTAAAGCAGAAATAGCATTTTTACCACCTTCTAACTTAGTGGTCATCACTATATCTTTTCTACCTTTAAGAAAAGTTAATAGTTCAGTCAATTCCTCAACCTTATCTACTTGTGCACTTATAGCTTTAGCAGAAATAGCAGGTATAGCCCTTTGAAAAAATACGTTTTCTATACCTTTTTTAGGCCCTATAACGCTTTCACCTAGTGTTTTATAGTATTTTATTTTTGCAACATTCATTTTTTCAAGGGCTTTATTTAAAGCGTCCTCTACCGTATACTCAATTTTAACACCCAATCTATTTGCAAACTCGTCTAAATTACCAGATTTTAATTCTATATCAAAAGTAGATTCTGCTGATAATCGTGATTCAGATCTTTTACGATACATCGACATAACTTCTTCAAAAGATCTTTCTCGTCCTCCAGCAGCTGTTTTGCTTTTTTCGTAATATCCTCTAGCCTCTTCAGGTATAGCCCCTGTTTTTTTATATTTAACTAAATAAGATTCTATATCACTTATTTCCTTACGTAACTCATCTGGTTTTGCTCCTACTAGTATATCGTTTATACGCCCCACTATCCTACTGTACATACCCTTTATACCACGTTCCAACTCAGAGCTTTCGTATCTTTCAACAGCCTCTAATTGTGGCATTCCTGCACTAGAACGTCTTCCAGGTACAAATGGTGCGTATATAGAAGGTACATCTTCAGTCGTAGATAACCCTACTTTTAAACTATCTATAATTTGACGTATTGATTGTAGGTTCTCTTCAGTGGGTGTTTTTTCTAATTTTTGTACTGTTTTATAAGCATCAGTAACATGTTGTAAAACAGCACCACGTAATTGCTCTTTGGGTACCTTTCCAGACACCCCTTCCGTACCACCTGTAAGTATGTCTTCTACTTCTCTTATTTTCTGTAGAAATATCTCCAACCGTCTACCAGCTTCCGCTGGAGCCCTTTTCCCACCCATTAATTCTTCTTTATATGTTCCTCTAAGCTCAGGTCCAGGAATATACAACTCTTCCTTTGCTCCACTCATACCAGTAGGGTATTGAATTTTAAAAGCAGATGGGTATTTACTAATATCAAATATAGTATCTTTAAATTCCTCTACAGTTCCTGTAGCTTTATCAAACATTTTTATATCTGAAGTTTTATGTGTAGGAAGAGTAGATAATACTCGTTTACTAAAGACATTCAATTCAGGATTTAACATTTGTAAAGAACGAATAGCTTCCCACCCTTCTTTAGAAGTTAAAGAAACAGATCTACCCAATTCATTCAACATTGATGAGCCTTCACCAAAAATATTAGCGTATGCAGAAAAAGCCTGTAAATTAAGTTTTTCTCCCTTTATGCCTTTAGATATTTCTTTTGCACCCCATCCCCTATATATATGTGGTTCTTCCACTATTTGTAAAAATTTAGGACCAACTACACTTTTTATTCTTTCTCCATATTCATTTACAACATTAGAATACACAGAGTGGGCTTCCTCAAGTTTAGCTGCGTCTTCCCCTAAGCTATTTTTTATTTTCACTATCTCTTCTTTATCGAGACCAGTATACCCTAGTGCTTTTAGATATTTACTTAATTCACCTTCTTCACCTTTTTTACCTAAAAAACTTTCATATGCTTTCTTTTCAAATACATCCTTAACTATTGTAGTACCCTTAGTACTACCTACTAAATTAGCAATAATAGGTTCCAATACTTCTGCTTGTATTCCTCTTTTAGCTACACCATATGAACTTATTCTAGCTTCTATAGGTGTGGCTTCTACCAAGCCTTCTTTACCAAACCTTTGTGTATAAATCTCTTTTATCTTTTTTATTCCTTCTATACCCTCAAAATCTTTTACCGCAAAACCTGCTTTTTCAAATTGGCCTACTACATCATTAAAAACCTTTTTTTGTTCCGCAGCTTGTGTTTCAGTTACAATCCCCTTACGTGCATCTGTGAAAATATCTATAATAAACCTATTTCCAGACTCAAGTAGTTTTGTTTTTAGTTCGTCCTTAACAGCACCAGACCCAAACACATCTTCCAGTATTTCTACAGACAACTCCCCCATACTTTTCTGTCGTTCAACAACACCAAGACCACCAGGTGCAACTTTAGCTTTAAAACCACCCTTTAAAAATTTAGATATATCCCCCGCACTTTGTATCTCTGGAACAGAAACCCCTACACCTTTAGTGCCATATCTAGTAGAAAATTTTCTTCCAAAGTGATTTAAAAACACCTCTGTTAATTTAGCTATTTGCACCTCTACAGATTCACCTCTGTGTGTTCTTCTTGCCTTTTCAACCTGAGATAAAATGCCGGCTACATCAGCGCGCCCTTCATACCTCTTTTCTACTCCAAGCACGTCTTGAATTTTATTAGACGCTTCAACTACACTATCTCTAAAATCTTTTCCTGATTCACTGATATGTTTAAGTCCTGGTTCTATCTCTCCAATTTTTCTACCCTTCTCTATAGTTGCTCCAGGCCCTACCAACGGTTTTACTATTTCAGTAAACGCTTTAGCCAATTTACCTGATATCATTATCTGATCTTCAAAAGTACTAGCTGTGTTTCTTAATTCTGTCATTACTGTCATACCATACCCAGCTGTACCATATTTACCACTTTTTACTAATTTGGCCTCACTTTCACTTAACATAGAAGGAACTTCAAAACCACCAGTTTTACTAGTCATAGCATTAGTAACATAAGACATTTGCCTATTCCACGCATTGAACTGCTCACCAAAAGGAGCTAACGTCTTAAGATTACCTGTGGTCATTTTAACCATAGTAGAATCTAAATTCTTTAAAGAACTATCGAACTCCTTATTAAATTGTCTAAATGCTGCCCCAGCTGAATCACTTATATTAATTGTGGATAGTTGTTCTGGTACACCTAAATACTCTTTACCAGCATAAAGCCCAGATTTACCAGTTTTTTTAGCAGCAGCTATTAACTCTGCCAACCGTAAATTTAATTGCTTTATGTAGTCTTTTTGAGCATTAGGCGTAAGTCTTTCTAATATTGGTTTAGTTAAAACATTAACAACTCTTTCATCATATTCTTTTCTTCTAGGCCTTCCAGGCTCAATAAGAGGTAGTATACCCTGCAATTCATTAACAACTTTATCAATTTCACGAAGAGTTCTTTCATTCATCTTTTGGCCAGATTGCTCCATAAACGACTTCTTACCGCCGGTGCCAGTATAAGTGTACAGTTTATCTAATACATCATAAAAATTATCAAAATCAACCTTATCAAAAGCTTGAGCAACATCTAATGCGGTAATACCAAGATTTTTCGCTGTTGTCTCCAACTCTTCTAAACCACTAGCAGCTAACTTTTGTTCCTCTAAAGGCTTTCCTCGTTCAGCCCTTCTTAACTTTATAGCCTCAGTATAGCTTTCTCTAAGAACACCTGTTCCACCAACTCCTTTAACTCCACTAATAACTTGTTTAGCAAACTCATCGAAAATAGCTTCGAAACCAGGTTCTATCTTAAAAGGTACATCTTTTAAACCGACAGCCAGAATGCTAGCTTTTTCTTTTTCCTTAGTGCCTCCCAACTCACTGTACTCTTTTACTAATCGTTCTAACCCCCTTGTAACAGTTACAAAATTAGACAAAGCTCTTTCGCTGCCATATTTAGTTTGAAATGCTACTGTTCCTTGTTCAGTTACTCTAGCCGTTGGTACACTAATAGTCTTAACAATATCTTTACTTAATTTACGCATTACTTCAGCTTCAGCAACTGTAGCTTTGTATATCTCACCTAAGTAGGGGATATCCATTATTTCTCTTCTTGACAACCCGCCCTCACGTATTTTACTAATCTGGTATTGCATTGTATCAGTAAGAGATGCAATATCCTCTTTAGGTGCTGACTTAGCCCATGCTTCTACAGCAATAGCAACATCCTCTGGAGTACCCGCTTGTTTATGTAAAAACTTTTTTAACTCTGCTCCATACACTTCAAGCAACCCTTGCATGCCCATCTTATCAGGATCAATTTTTATTCTAAATGCGTCTTCAAACTCTTTCTTTATATCTTTTACGTTAACTATCTTTAATTCCCATTCCCGCTGCCCCTTACCAAGTTCAAAAAATTTACCCGAATCAGTTTCTAAAAGTTCCCATCCTTCACTTAAATTAGTTTTCAATGCCTTAACTATATTATCTTGTAGTTTAGTCAATGATTTAGAAAGATCATCAATTAAATAATTAACTTCACGTCTATCACCTTTTTTAGTACTGTACTGCTGCTCAGGTACTCCTGGTTTAGTAGGCTCTACAACCGTGGAAACATAACTTTGTACTTGTATTGCAGACCTAATATCTGAAGGCTTACCTAGTTTAACTTCAGCATGTTTTAAAACATTATCAGCAGATTTAGATAAGCTAAGGTTAAAACCATCCAAACCATGGGATGTTTCCATAATCGTATCGCCAAAGGCATGTATCTTTGCTTGTACAGAATCTGTAGTAACAGTTAAAGTTCCGAGTTTTTTATTTATTCTCTCTACAACTTTCTCCATATCACCTTCAACTGATATTAGATTAGTTGCTTCAGATGCCATCGCTTTAATCAGTTCTGCATTAGCTCTTACGTCATATCCAGCCTCATGACTAGCGCCTCGCCCCAACTTTTTACCAGACTTCTCAAATGATTCAGCATAAGACCCTAATGCCTGACCAGCAGGCCTAGAAAAAAATTCTTTATTAGCTTCAGCTAATGTATCATAATATTGCTTAGCTGCTAAATCTATTTTAATTCCAGCTTTTTTAAATGCCGCTTCCAACACCTTTAAATCAAAGTTACCTATGTTATGCCCGATAATTACTTCAGCCTCTTTTAACCTATTAGCCAATTCTACCAACCCATCTTCTACCGTTTTACCTTTGTCTTCTAGTGTTTTAAAATCAACTGGTTTTATAGGTACACCCTTATATAACTGCTTATACTCAGATTCTGTCTTTACAGGAGGTTTAAAGTAAGTCTCTTTAACATTTAATTGCCCACTAGGTGTTTTTAAAATAGTACCTAACTTCTCTACTATTACCCCAGCTTGTGTTATAAAATCTACTCCATTGTTTTTTATAGGTCCTGTTTCTAAATCCAGTATGGCTACTTTCGTATCTTTCAACTCTTTAGCTAATACCTTAACTTCTTTTGTTAAAGGTTCTAACGTCTTACCCATAAGTGCTACAGGTTTCTGCTCTTCTCGTCTTACAAGAGAAGCAACCACACTACGTAAATCATTTAACTCTTTTTTCACATCCTGTTGTCCAGATGCTATCGATTTTATTAGATCAGATATGGCACTTTCAATCTTGCCTTTACTTACATCCGCAATTCTAGTTTCAGGAGCTTGTTTGACAGATTTCCTCATTTTAATAAGTTCAGACAAAACATCATTAGTGGTTTTATCGTATGTAGAACTACCTGGCGTACCAAAAGAAACTTCAGCAGACTTTCCACGTATAGACTTAGCTTCTTCAATAGCTTTAGTTGCAATAGCCCTAATTGTAGTAGGTAATTTGTCTAAACGACTAGTTAATTTATCTATAACCCCAGACAAAACATCAGATTGTTCTGCTATTTTGACAAAATTATTAACATTTTTTGTTATTGTAGCAATATGCCTTTTATTAGCACTTAAATCATCTTGTATTTGCTTTTTTAATGCATCAACTGATTTAGACACAGTCAACAAGTCTCTAGTTACAGTTTTTACATCAGTGCTTACAGATGATTTACCTGCTTCTTCTTTTAGTTTAATAGTGTAAGTTAAATTTGGATTTGCCAATTTGGACGGCCCCCTAGATAAATTAATGAATTACAGTGAAAAAAAGTATTCCCTGCCTATCTATTCTAAGCCGTTTAAGAAATGAAAATTAGAAGTGAATTAAACCAAACCTATCCAGTGAAAAAATTTTTATTACCTACGACGTGCTGTTTTCTTTATAACATTCTTATCCTTTACTAACTGTGCTTCTTTAGGAACATTATACTCAATGTCCTCATACAACTCATTACTCCTAGTTATAATTACTTCCTCTTTATCAAAAGCAGATAATTTCTGTTGTTTGTTTCTACTTTTTCTATCAGCAGCATCTCTAGATTTTTCTTTATAGTACTCAGTCATATATGTATCAAGAGCCCTATCATCTTCTATTATAACATCAGATGGTTGGTCTTCAGGCATCATATCAAAAATATTTTGATAGAAATGAGACCAATAAACTAAATTTACCATATCGTTAGTGTACTCTGCTGTTGGTATACCAAATAATGCTTCAGAAGCTTTAAGACTAGTTATATAACGCATTCTCCACATACTGCTTCTAGCAATAGATCTTATTATTTCTGTCTTAATACCACTATAAAATAGCATGAACTCATAAAGTATTGTTTGCCTAAAATCATAGTCACTTTCATTTAAAAAATCATCAAATGCTCCCCAACACTTCTCAGATATACAGTCATGCACCCCAGAATAACATAAATAAAACATTTTAACTTCATCAGCTTTTGATTCAGCAGTCAAAGACAACTTAGACTTCTTTTTATACTCAAGCTCCATTATATCATTTTCTATCTTAATTATAATGTTTTTTACCCTATCCCGCTTAGCCTTAACTTTAGTAGTCTTAGCCAATACCACTTTTTGAGCATCGAGCTTATTATGTAATACTCCAAGTTTTTGTATGTCCTCAGAAGTAAACAAACCACGTTTTTTTATTAGTTCTTCCATCTGCCTATTAGTATAAATACCATCGTCAATTGCCTTTTTTAATTCCACATTGTAAAAATGTCTAGCCATCAAACGATCAAACATTGACGGGTACTTCAATATGTACAATACGTCGTTTATTACTATTATTTTTTTACCATTAGATATGGTTTCGATATAGCCTTCTATTTCATCATACGTCAGTTCCATCTACTCATTCAAGCCTCCCATCAGACTTAAGCCTTTCCTTCTTGATGTGTACTAGAGAAAGTGGGTCTTTCTCTAGTACACAACAATCACCTAATCTTTGTTCTTTTTACCAGTACGCTTGTTTTTAGTTTTATCCTTAGGTTCAACATCCACCTTGTTACTTGCTTCTGAACCTTCAGGACTATGACTAGTGAATCCACCATCTACAGGAAATTCCTGCTTACCTTTATCTGCTGTATCTTTATCAGTTAAATCTTTTATAGATTGAATAGCTTCCTCAGCTTTACTCTGCAACTCTACTTCAACTTCTTGTATAGCTACAGCTTCAGGTGTCCTATCAAGAAAATCTTGGTCCAATCCACGTAAGTACAACATAACTTCAAAGCGAGATCTTAAAATCAACCCTTGATCTTTCTCTATTAAAAAAGTACTATAACTATCCCAAATCTTTTCTCCATCATCTTTTTCCACCATACTGTAAGTTAGAAACTCTAAACGAGCATCATCAGCTAAAGACTCACAGCTATGAGATAAAGGCACTTGTAAACGCTGATTCCACCTAAACACTTCTTCCCTCATATTAGCTACTTCCATAGCCAAACTCTGCTTCTCATCCATATCCGTACACGCTTCAAGCTTTTGAATTCTTTCATTCAGCATATCGGTCAGCTCTTGGCCTCTTTGCTCAAATTCTGGCCCTATTACACCACGTTGCTTTAATATATCCATCATTTCAGCGGATGTGTTTATACCTTCACTGAGACTTTTAGTAAACACCTTGCTATACTGCCAATCAGCATTTCTAATATTTTCAGCAGTTGGGGTCGCTATAAAATAAACCTTACCATCATCTAATGAAAAACTCCGTCTTTCTTCAACCATTTCATCCTCCTCCTTTATTCCTTTATAATTTCTACCACTGTTTCACTACATGGATCATACTTTACATCATAATACATCTCAACTTCTTTGCTTATTTTTCTTACACAATCATTACCACATCGTAGTATCTTAGATCTTAACTTTTTGTATTGATCTTGGTTGTAAACCACAATTTCAGAGTAATCTAATATTTTTTCAAACATATCCGTAACTTGTTCTTTCACATACCTATTTAATTTATCCTTATGCTTGTCCATTGCCATCATTCTACTCCTCATTCCTTTATATTTTCCGTAATCATTTAATGCACTATAGAAGAGGTGGATTTAACCACCCCTTCTATTCTTCAATTTAACTATTTCTTCGAACCTTAAAGGCACCAGTTATGTTACCTACAGACAAACCACCCTTCACAACATACAAGTCATTAGTTGATCTAAAACCATAAGTCTGAGTCGCATTTGCACCCATATCTAATGAAAAAGCTTCGTCAGTCATTTTTAAATGCTCAACAACAATAGTCTTCAAAGGAAATTCCTGAACTGGATTCCCTACTGTAGGACTATACGCAGCCATAACCCCATCATTAAAATAATTAACACCATCTAACTCAGATCCAGATTTAACAAGTCTCGCTGAACCAGTACCCCCAGCTTCAACATCAGTCTGCTCGTACACCATAACAACCAATTTAAGCGTATCAGACGTCATAAGAGCAGTAAGATTAATATCACTCATACCTGCATCATACTCAGTTTGTAAATTAGCAAATTTAGCCCAATTAGCTAAATCACCTGCGGTACTATCAACGGTAACAGTAACAGGTATAGGTAATGTCAATGGTCTATCATAAGGCCCTAAATGCCCTAACTCAGTAAGAGGCTCTCGTGTAAGATCACAAGAAACTGTACACCCAGTTAACCTCCATGCGCTCTCGTAAGCAGCATCGTCAGTAGCAACAATGTACACCTCAACCTGACCCTGCCTAATAGCCCCAACATTCTCAGGTCTAGTCACACTAGACAGTGCTTCGAAATACACATTACTTGCGGTTTGGGTATACGCATTTGCCGCATACATTGCATATAATATATCAGTTCCAGCACCATCAATAGAAAGCAAATTAGGTAAATAAAGTTTATTATCGGCCGGATTATACACAAAATAATTATCATTAGATCCGGTACCTTCCTCAACCCTATAATTAGTCATAGTGTTTAAACTATAGTCATACAAAGTAACAGCCCTGTACCCATCAGAGTCTGTCCTTAAAAATCCAAGAGTACTATCTTCCATTTCAACAACACGTATGCTGCTACCGGTATCAAGATCTAATGTTACATCAGTAGTTCCAGAAGCTAAAGTGAAAGATTCCCAATTAAGAAACCTACCATCATTGAGTAAGTACATTTTATTATCACATTCAGCCCCATAGTTCTCAGTAGCATTAGCTCCAGTAGTATAAGCAAATTCAAGACTATTCACATACACTTCATCCAGATACATTGTCTGATCAATATTATTAGCAAGAGTACCTAAATCACACTCACTCTGAACAGGTGCCCATAATGACACACCAGGTAAATTACCACACACAATAGCAAAATCTGCTAACGATGCCCCATGTAAAAATGTGGTAGTCTCCGTCAACTGTGTACCAGACACAACTACCAAATTACCTGTAGCGTCAGCAGCAGTAGCCGTCATACCTAATTTAGCATCAGCCACCTGTGCCAAAATAGCCATGGTTTTTACATCACCAAAATCATTTGTATTCAGTGTTATAGCAACTGCAGGCACATCATCAACAACATCAATTATGTCGAGATGCCCAATTTCAAAAATATCTTCATTTGTAAAAGTAGTAGTACTTCCAAATGTTTGCACTCTGTATAACGGGTGCCCATTCGCCCATACAGCTTGCGATGCATACATAACTCGATTTCTACTAGCCATGTTTAATGTAACCTCCTTACTTATTTAAATACAATTATCTATTTTAAATACATTCTTTAATTCATCCTTTTCCATTATTAAGCTTCTTCCCAGTGACACATCGTAAAAGATATTCTAGCTCTATAACGATTTACATCACTTAACATAGTAAACTCTCTACTAGGAATAGTAGACACAACCACATTCCTTGCTTCTATATCTTCAAAAAATAATTTACTAGAACCACTAATGGTAGTATACTCAAACCCAGAATTAAAAGTTCCGTCCCAATCTATATAACTGCCACTAATAAAATCTATATTAGGACAAGATCTTAAATAAAAACCATCATATAAAATCTCTTTTAAATCGTCTCTCTCAGCAGTACTATATGCAAATATATGAACATTACCGTTGCGAGATACCTTCTTCCCACCACCAAGTTGAAATCCTTCTTTTTTGGTTCTGTCCAAATCTACAACTACTATAGGTACGTCTGAAGAAGCATCCATAGGCCATTCATTTACTACCGACACATAATTCCATTTATATGTAACATAGTGTGGCACAATAGCCCCTGAAGAAAACACCGTTCTACCATCCACATAATCAACCATATAATTTGTACCACTTATTACAGTACCACCATCTGACTCATACACTGTAACAGCAATAGATTGTTCATTAGACGAATACATATCATCTACATACACCCACCCTCTACCTTTACTAGTAGGGCTTGGGGTCATAACCGATACTGCTTCATACACATAAGAGGAAGAGGTAGATTCATCTTCAACAAAATCTAATGGAATTTTTGTCTCAGTCTCTATAAAAGAATCTAATACACTATTCTTTATATAATGATGTAAACTCAAATCCTCTTTTCTTAGTCTTTCCATAATTAAAGTGCCATCTCTATGTATCTATTAAAATTTATTTTTTCTACAGCATCTTGAAATACATCTATAGGAGGCGTGTTAGAAAAACCCCAATCTTGTTTGGGCTGCCACCCATATTTAACAACTCCACGATCATAAGTGGCTCTTTCCATGAGATACGCCAAACCAGTACGTCCAATATCTTTATCTGTACTTATAGGAAACATTTTCTCATACATATCAAGAGTTACTAAAACATATCTACCAGAAATACCATTAAAAACAGTACCAATAATTCTCAAACAATCAGTCGTATTTTCATCTAGCATATCTTCCATACCCAAGCGATTCTTATCCCCAATCTCAAATTTTATCTCATCATCCGTTGTTTCAAAAGACACTTCAACTGTCTCTTCTAAAAATAATTTAAACTCCTCTCGACATGTGTACAACGACATAGGATCTTCTGGGTCATCCCTAGTTAACACTTGTTGATCAAACTCCTCCATAATAACAGCAACAAGATCTGGCACCATTTCATCCTTTATAACTTTTTCAAGTTTTTTTATAAATACATCTTTATTACTCAATACTAAACCCTCTATATAAAAGAACAGTTAGATAATTACACTTTTTCCGTAGTGAAAAATATGGACCTAGTTATGGTGTCCTTACCTAAACCCTCTAAAAATGGAGGCTTAGCTAGCCTACATTTTGCACCGTTTAACATAATATATTGACAATCCCGTAGTAGTTCTAAATAACATTTATCAGTTTTAACCTCAACCAAAGTATTCCCTTCCATCCCAGATTGATTATAAGAAAGCGCATTTAAGCTGTCTTCTCTTGGGTTCCATATAACAAGCCCTTTTATATACTTCTTTCTTGCAACAGTAACTACACCTTCCCCTTTACAAACTGGGCAGCGTCCAATTGTAAAATAGTTAGGTTCACCACTGTCTACTTTACATACCCCACTACTTTTATTATTGACACTATCAAAATAACAATTTACACATTCTAAATGTAAGTTAACCTTATAAACAATTATATCCTCACTTAGACCGTCTATAACCCCCATCATAACCTTACCAAACTTACGTTTTGTCATGCTAGATATTCTATTACGTCGCATTATTTAATTACCCATCCTTACTTAGCCCTTTTACTTTTAATTAATCTATTAATATACCTTCCAACGATGAAAACATATATTGTTTAACTAAATCATCTAACCGCTTCTTCAAACGCTCTATTTTCTTATCCCACTCTCTTAGACCTGGAGAAGGATCATACGTGGTAGCATCATTTCTTACAACCGCTCCATCATCAACTACAGCTTCCGCGTACATATTTTCTAGTAAATCAATAGCCGCTTGTAGAACCATATGATCCTCTGTCACAGTAGTTGAAGAAAGCCCTGGTGGGATCATTGTTGTGTCATAAGCTTCATACACTTCCCTGTCCGAAAACTTAAAGTTATAGTACCAAATTATAAGTTCATCATTTGATGCGCTTAACGTTCCACTAAATGTCAAAAACTTATAGCCTTGAACCCACGGATTCTGTAAGCTTGTTTGTTCAACATTATTAATAGTTATATAAACCGGCCATCCTATAGAATCTAATTCAACAGTTTTATCATCTTCCTTTATATAACAATTAAAAGACTCACTATCCATGTGTATTCTTTCTACAGATTTATTATCGCCAGTAAGTTTTCTAATTTTGTTAATAATAGTAAGTTCTGTTGAACTGAAATCAATTTCCTCTGGATACGTTGGATAATGATAAAGGGAAGCACTGGTGCCCTTTACCGGATCAGACAAGCTACTTTCTGTTGCAACTGACCAATAAGATGATTTATACCAAGTGTCGGAAGTACCTTCTATATGTGTATACGTATATGTAGAAACACCAGCTGCTAGTGCTATATAATCCAAATGAGTGTACGTACCAGTTTCATCATCTGAAGTATACAATCTTATATGTGTGAACACGCTCATTACTGTAGTAATGTCATCAACAAAAATAGTTAGTTGTATCATGTTTTTTTACCTTTATTACTCAGTATTTGCATACGCTTTGATTTTCGGTTTTAGTTCTACAATTCTTAAATCAGGATCCAATTCCTTACTACTCATACTTTTACTGCCAATTCTTTCCGTTCCAACTTCTGCATCACCAATCGGTACGTACACTAAGCCACCGCCACCCCCAATGCCTACCGTACTTATCATGCCTTTAGTCGCCAATGCTATACTCATTATTGTCTAACCACCTTATATGTTTGTAGTTCATCACCAGACCACTCTGATGTGACTATGTATGTGCCAAGTACATCATTACCAGTTCCAACAGAATTTTTGTTTGAATAAATACGCATTCTACCACTTGTTAGTAATTTAATTCCTTGGTAATTTGTATAAACAGTGTTATCCAAATAGTGGTTCTCTTGCACTAAACCAATAATTCTGGCAATAGTATCCCCTAAACTGCTAAAATCACTAGTATATACTATAATATCATTCGCTTTACCCCAAGGAAAATACTGGGTGTGGTAAACAACCAAATACCAAGCACCACTCTTATTCGGTGTAAATTCTATTCTATAATGACCATTGCCAAGTTCAACCATACTAACACTCATAGAAGCACTTACTTCCAAACCATCTGGGTCAAATAAATCAGCCATAAAAGTATTAACTGAAATACCGTCCACTAAATCATTGTTTTCATCAGTAACTGAAAAGTCCTCATATACTTTTTTCCCAACCATTCCAGTAGACATAATTCAAACTCCTATTCTCTCCATGCTATCTCAACTATCACCATAGGATCTCGAATAGGCGCACCAGAAGCTTCAAGATACGCTTGTAAATAATCTGTAGCATTAATATCTACATTAACCGTAGTGTCTTGATTACCAATTACAGAAGAAATAGCTAAAGATGCTATACTAGTAATACTATCGTTTTTTCGTAATCTAATAACACACGACCCTTGTACCTCTAACTGTCCAGTAATCGACACTATAGTAGCATTTCTAGCAAGTCTGTACCCAGACTTATTGGATGGTAAAGACCCAGCTGAATATGCTAAGTACTGGTTTTTTGTACGTCCTGCTCTACCAAAAGAAAGAAACATCCTTTGAGTGCTTAACCATTTCGACTTTACTGAATCATAAGTATACAGAATCCCTTCTTTAATTGCTAATTGCCCACCCAACAATCCTGTAGTAGGCAAAGTAGTCAACTCTGTTAATTCTATTGGTGCATAAGACCCAGAAACAGTAGCATCAAATCTAACTGCGCCAGCATCCACCACTATTTGTCGTCCTGCACCTGCCCCACCTTCATCATAAGCTCCGTCTAGAGTATTACCTTCAATCCCAATTGGAACTCCTGATATATTGTCCCAATTAATCTGAGATTGACCAGACGTTTGTAATTCACCTTTGTCATAGTAATTATCCCTTAAATGATTTAAATTCTCTATAGATAAATAGTAAACACCATTCAAAGAAGACAAATCAGAAGTACCATCATTCACAACTAAATTACTACCAGAAACAGCAGTTCTTAAGTCATCTGAACCAACTATTTCATTATATGTAAACTGTGTGTGGAAATCCACTGAACCAGAGGCAGTTACAGATATACCTAAATCTTCAATTAAATAGTCACTAGGATTATTGTTTTTTATAACTACTGACCACATTTCAGACATTCAACTTACCCCCTACAATTATTACACTCTAGATGCACACTCTAACACTACAAATGGGTAATCAACCACATTATCATCTATTATTTCAATATAACATCTTAAAGATACACCTTCATCAAAGTCCACATCCAAATCAATAGTTTTGTCCACTTCGTTAATTAAGCCCATAGTCAAAATAGGTGTCACATTAACATCCTCCATCACTGTAAATTTACAAGATGTTGGATTTTTTACCTGAATTACAGCAGTTGTTATTGTGCCTGTTTTTGGTGTTTTAAAACCAATATTATTCGAATAAATGCCATGTGCTACAGATAACCACCGTGAAGAATTTATATTTCTATGATTAATTCCATATGTAACGTTACATCTACCAACACTAAGCCATTTACTCCTTACCACATCGTAAAAATATGTCACACTGTCAACTATTTTCTGTTGGTGCCTGTCTACAATAATATCTTTTAACATATAGTCCCTTTCTACTGTTTAACTACTTTATAAGTTTGTAATTCATCCCCTGACCATTCTGATGTAACTGAATACGTACTTACTACATCATCATCGGTGCCTACTGATACTCCATTAGAATAAATACGAATTCTACCACTAGTTAGTAACTTAGCCCCTTGATATGTTGTATACACAGTCTGATCTAAGTAATAGTTCTCCTGCATAAGACCAACAGACCTAAGTAAAACACTCTCCGAATCTGATACTATTTTTCCAAAAGAGTCAGTTATACTATGTCTAGAAGAAAGTTCGTCCCATACAACTGACCGTGTAGTGTCATCATAAATATATAGTCCAGTTTGCCCGGTATCTATTATTTTACCAGATGTACCTACTGCCACAAAACCAGCTGTATTTGTTGCACCAAGAAATACATTACCACTTCCAGTTTTAGTAATACTGGCCGCAGCGTCTGTCATGTTAGTTACTTCCCACGACATCTCACAATTAAGTGCCACTACTTTAGCGGACTTATTCATATCGATATTTAGTATGCCAAAGCCTTCAGCAGTAGTATCAACAAGATAAGTGAAACTATTTTCAGCAAATTCAATTCCACTAGTAACTATACTATCTTTTAACGTGCCACTCATATTACTGATATCAAATGCGCCACACTGTACACAATTTATTGGTCCATTAATTACACCACTCAAACCACATCTATCAAAAGACGCGTTTATTACATTTACATTATTGAAGTCAATAACACACCTAAATGGATCAAAAGCCTCAAAATGGTAACCAGACACATCTTCAGTTAATGTTATATTTCCATTTACAAAAAACTTACCTAAATTTTCACGCGTTGCTATAGCGATACCGTCACTCAAATTATTAACAGCATACCTTGAAGTCCCAATAGGAAATGCAGTGCCTGATACAGTGCTATTAGTGTCTACATATACTTCCTTCCAGTGTATGGCGGTAATACTATAAGCTGATAATAAAGAAAGACTATCTACTACAGCAGTTCCAGTAGAATTATCAACAACTTCGCCAACTCCTCTTAAATATATATCACCATTAGTTACTGTGCTTGCTATTTCTATTTCCCCTGAATTTAGGGTCACAATAACTTCTTCATCCCCGTTTTTATTTGTTAGTTTTAGTGCCCCATTGTAATTTTGCAGCGCCAATGATTGCCCGCTTCCGCCCATATCTATTGTTGGTACATCTACTCCCGGATCTCCAGACCAACAGTCCAGAAAATGAGCGGGATTGCCACCTCCCAACGTTATCGTTCCTGGTAGTAAAATGCATCGTGATATCACCCCACTGTAATAGTCCAAATCACTTAACATACAATCTTTGAAAACGCAACTACCGTCTAACACCCCTACAACGTTAGCATCACTAAATTCACAATCATATATATTTGCAGCAGCGTTTATTGTTATAAGTGTCTTGTTAAAGTTCTGCCCTACCACTTCGAAATCCGATAGAGTATCACCTGTCCCAAAAGTTATATTGCCTATAATATATAAAAGTTCAAAGCCCCTCTCACTTGCTATCGCCCTAGCATCGTCTAAATTATTAACTGGTTGTTCAGAGGTTCCTGTAGGAAACTCCACACCAGCAGTGCCGTTAACCACATCGACAGTAATGCCCCCATTGAAAGAACTATACTGAAGACTAGACTGCTCCTGCAAAGTAGCTGACGACGACGCTGTAAGATTACAAGACGTATACGCAGTTGGTTTACGAACATCTATATACACTGGTGGCTCTGAATCATCCACAGCCACCAGATTACCACCTTGTATAGAGCACAATACCCAATCTGGACCAGGCCTCGCCTTAAACGCAACAACAGCATTCTTCAATGTTACTGTAATTCCTACATATGTTGTGCCGCCTAAATACTCTTTACCGGCGGCATCAACAAGGTAGGGGTTATCCATATTGATTAATCTCTCTTCACGCTCACGACAAGTATCCACTAAATCCTGTATAGTTAGTTCAGTAGACTCAGACGTTATGTTAATCACTCTTGGTGAAGAGTTCCAATCTATAGATATATCAGATCTTACTGCCATTTTAAGTAGTCATCCTATCCTTTTTGTCTTCTAAAACAGCTATCATATTACGATAATCTTTTATCGTTTTATTCTCTCCATCTATCGCTTGTTCAAACACCTTTATATTTTTCTTAGCCTTCTCGATGCCCTCTTTAAGGGCATCGATATCATAATCTAAATCCATATTATCCCCCATTAAGTATATATAGTGTCGCTAGTTCTAATCGTAGCAACCGCTAAACCAGTAGAACCAATAGCACCATCTGTTTCAAATGGTATAATATCGCCTGCATTCCTGACCCTAATACGAGTTGGTATACTTACAGAATAAGTTACATTCACACTTGCGTCACCTGGATTCGCCGATGTCCCAGCCGTCTCATAAATATCAATGAAAGGCACGTAAATAGTATCGCCACCAGACACACTAGTTGGTAGATGCCCTATGTAATACTCATCCCCACTCCAACTACTTACCACTGTGGTTTCCAATGTGGTATCACTCACCACTTCAGTAACATACGCAACCACATCTTCAGTCTTGTTTCTTACTAAATCTCCTACTAATACAGAACCTGAGAAGGTAGCGCCATTATCAATTAAGGTATTGGAATCGCCGCCGGTAGCTGTACCAGTATCAGTATATAGTGTAAAAGTTGAGCCAGCCCATGATGTATACCTGAGTCTATACTCCTCCTGCGCAGTAGTGCTAACTATCCTAACTATACCACCAGTAGCCTTACCAGGCGCCTCAGGAGATATAGTGCTACCAGCTATTAGTGTGGTAGATTCTCCACTTTGAGTTGTGCAAGCATAATCATCTTTTTTGATATCTCCACCAGTTCCAGTTAAACGGAAAAGCGCAATCTTATCACCCAAACGTGTATTAGACACTACAACAGAGACTTTATTAGGTGCTGTTACAACATTTCCATCATCATCTTTTAATTGAAAATTATTTGCATCGGTCGCCTTATAATCAGTAAGAACAACTCCTTCAGCGCCGAAGAAAACACCTCCAGCAAAAGTGCCGAAAGGACTCTGCTTAGTAGGTGTTACAACTCTACTAGACGCGTAATCAGCAGTCACAGTTGGGGTACTTGCAGCATCCCACACCTTCTCTACATGTGTTAAGGCAGCATAACTTCTAATAGTCCTAATAAGCAAATCACCAGTCGCACCATCGTCGTGGTCTGCTACCACAACTCCATAAGCAATTGTTGAATTAACGCCAAGACCTGAACTATTATCAGTATCAACTAAATAAACTATATTGCCTTCTGTCCAAGCACCACCAGCCTGTCCAGTATATTCAACCTGCAACTGGGTTCCAATATAGAACTGACCTCCAACACCGTCAGTATTACCAGTGCCAGCCTCACCACGTCTTGTAATATACTTTAACCATCCCCACATATCACTTAAAGTATTTTGATTAACATCTATATTTATAGAATAAGGCTCCGCAGTCCCATCTTCGTCAATATCATCAACATCTCTAGCTGTATGCACTATAGTCGGTGGGGTAGTTAGATTAGCAGGACCAACATTTGTAGGATCAACCGCATTAGCAAAAGCAGAAGAAGACTGTCCTGTAAATTGGCCAGTAGCAACTGAAAAATCAGTTAAAGGATCACCTATCAGGTAATACCTAAGCGTGTCGGTATCCTGGAATGTAACAATGCCCTGTATAGTATCATCCCCATCATCCTCTATTATCTCACCAACTGTGAACGGACCACCTGTCACAGACAAACCATCCATTTCACGGTAACCTTCTTGGTTGTCCAAATCAACTGAGGTAGCCAAAGGTATTGGGTTTCTACCACCAGAGGTTAAATCAACCTCATAGTAATCATATACAGCGCTAAATTTCCTTGCCAACACCTGTATAACAGCATCGTCAGCCTCTGTACTTACTTCTTTAACATTTACTAAAATATCAATATGCCCATCAGACCACCAATCCGTAGCAGACTTATACCCAGTCAACAATACACCATTTTGATTTAAATATAAATGAGTATTGCTTTCAATCGTACCAATAGAATAAATATTGGCCCAAAGAGATTCACCAGTTTTAGATGCTTCAGTCTGTGTAGCCGTATTACCATTACAAGTCAAAGTACCTGTAGTGGCATCAAAACTATCATCAGAAGAAGTAGAATCAGGTCTAATCCATAAATAATTCCCCTGCACGTCTAACAACGTTCCTGAATCACCATCACCGTGAGTAATGTCCTCACCAATATCACCAACTACAATATTGTTAGATGAAACATTAGCAATTAAAACAATACCGTTATTGGAACCTTCAACCCTTGCCCAAGAAGCAGTCTTAATAGCGCCACCATATAAATACTCTACAGATTCACGATCAATAAACCACGCTTCGGAATCACCAGAGTCTATAATACCTACCGTATACTCTGTTGGAGTCTGAGCACTTATAGGCGTCCCGTCATCCATCTGATTTAACTCATCAAATAAATCGAGCAGAGCAGAGTATAACTGGTTCACTGAGTAGGTTGATCCTGATCCAGTATATTTAATTCTCTTTTGTCTATTTTCGCTTCGATAGTAGACAGTAAAGTCACCGCCTAAAATAGTATCACTCATTTTTATCCTCCGTTATATATTTATATCCTCTTCTAAGATGACCGATAACGCATAGCCATACTCAGTTATAGTACCTAAAGTAGAAAAATTAACATAGCGTGTGCCTGTGCTTGATTTACGAACACGAACACTGATGCTGGTGTCTACACTGAAATTATAATTAGTTGTAACGTCACCACTTCCATCAGTAAGCAAATTCATAACTTCATAATCATCTGAAGTCCTAGAGACAAAGCACCTGGCCCCAGATATATCATTACCTATCGCATCTTCAACATGTATACTTACTGCTACACTATTTTCTATTGATACTGAACCACCAGATAAATTTATGTATGACTGTGGATTAGCACCGTTTAATGCTTCAATAATAACAGTTCCACCGCTCGAATTGACTATATCATAAGTACACCCATCAAAGGTTATATTATCAAACTCATACGTACCAGATACAGTTATATTTATACCGGAACTGCATGTTATAAAAGCACTGTCTTTAACATCATTAGTTAACTCTCCTAGAACTAAAGCGTACCCTATTGCATTGATAAAATTACAATTACGCATTGTATAATCTTGTGGAACTACCTGACCGCATTCTTCAAAGCTACAGTTTAAAACAGACCCACTTGCTACTGTAGGTAATAATATATCACTAGCACCGAAAAACGAAGTTCCATAAAATTTTAAAATATCTATATTACTACCAGATACAGTTACTTTATAATCTTGCCCACCAACCGATTTCAAAGACAGACCCTGTATTCCTGAATCTCCTACCTTTGCACCAAACTGAAAAGAAGTAGATGTAGACGCACCACCATACAATACTAAATCATAGAGACTATCGTAAATTCTTGCATCAGTATAAACAAGAGTCTCTCCTGTATCACCGAAATAGCAATCCGAACTATTATCAGGATCACCAAACTCCATTAACCCATTAACAAAATATACACCACTAATCTTCTGAAGAACACCATAACCAGCAGATGCATCAGCAGTGTATATATCATTTAAAGTCACCAAGTCAGAGTCAGTCCCGCCAGTAACTCTATAACCATCTCCATAAACAAAATAATCCCACCACGTATTGGCAACGTTTTTAGGTGCAGTAGTTTGGTTATACAACAAACCAAGACTTGTAATAGCACTCATATCTGGTTTAGTACCACTGTCAACATCAAAACCTGTATAAATGGTTAATAGCACCCAACCACCGTCATAATTATCACTACCTAACATATTCCAATACCCGGTGTTGGATCCATCGCTAACAAAGTACTGCACTCCACCGTTTGAGTAAATATCCATCATACCAACCCACGTGCAAAGAAACCACATACGTAAATGTGTGTTGGTTAAATCTAGTGCAGAAACAGGAGTGAAAGTACTATCGTCATTAGATAACCTTATAGTCGCAGTTAAAGATGTACCATTTTCTTTATATATACTTGTGTCTGTAGCTAAGAAACCAGCAGTCCAGTCATCTGTAGTGTCGCATGCACTAATCACAGTGAAATCAGTTGTTAGTGTGGGTGTGGCCATTTATTACTCCCTATTAGGATCTATTTAAACTGTACCAGAATAAGTGGTCTCTCCCCATCTATCATACACAACTGTCTCTGTGTAAACGGGCCAATTTTGTGCAAAACCAGATCCAGATATGGTTTGTGCCCACATCAGTACTTTAGCTCTGCCTACTTGCATCCTTTCCTCAATTCTAACTAAGTTAGAACTTGAGTCATAATATTCTGTTGTTTCTGGATTATAACGTGTGCGACCTGATACAGCACTAGAATAAAACTTGGGTGATCTTAACGTTCTTTCTGCCATCATGACCTCATTTTTTCTATATTATATCTCTAACTCTTTCAATCGTTTTCTTAACATTATACATAATGTATCTTTATTGGCCATTCCATTAGCTTGTTTAAGTGCATAGGTAAGTAATTTAACATCAACAATTTTTGGTAATTCTTCTCTTCCCTTTTTAACAGAAAAAGCTACAACGTCTTCTATAGTTATATTCTTCACCACCATAGGAACAACATTATCTGGTTGTTTACTTTTTTCCTCTTTCCTTAAATTGCTGTTTAGTATTTGAGCATCATCACATACAATTTCCCAAATAACACTATCTTGTAATTTAACTTCTCTAAGCCATCTAGCAAATTGTTCACCTTTTGGTATGTCATGTTTCTTACCGTATTGTTCGTGTAACTCGTCTAAAGAAACCGTACTACCAGGGCCTATAGCCCGTTTTAAAGCATGTTTATATACGGGTGTTCTATTTCTAATATACCCATTCATTTTTCTTCTCCTTTTCCTACCTTAATTTTGCGAGTGATCCGCCAACTAAACGTTGGCGGATTACATTTAATACATTAAGTTGCGCACCCTAACAATAATAATTATTTTACACAGTCCTATCAATTACTCCAATAGACACGATTCTTGAATCCAGCATTGCAAAACCTATTTCTTCCCACCCGAAAAAACCAGCTTTCTGATATCTTAACAGAGCTGGGTCATCATGTGCCTCATAAGCCTGTCGTATAGGCATGACCATTGAATCATTTGTACTCAAGTCAAAGCCTATAATCTGGGTCTCTCCGATAGTAGACACAGTACCATTAGCAGCAGTCACATTTGGATTATCTAGTACATAGTCATTGAAAGCCTCGGTAACAGCGGTAGCTGTAAATTTACCATACTCAGAATCACTACCATTAATATTATACAACCCAGTTGCACCAAGATGCTGTAACACATGTAACTGTACACCCCAAACTTGTCCCATACCACTAGCTTGAAATATTTCTCTTCGAGTTATAGGGTCGATGTCTGTATCTGTCCATTCTCGAATATCAGCAGCTTCCTCAGGGCTAATATACAAATCAGTTAACGTACGACCAATCCTAACAAACCCTGTCATCATTTTATTTATTATTTCTTTAGACAAAAACCCAGCACCGGTAGATCCACCATCAACCTCATATATAGGTGCAGGACGTGCCCCCAAAAGACCTTTACCAGAAAACGAAGATGTAGCCGCAGGTAAAATAATTCTCCAACCACACTCTTCCTCATAATCTGCTATAGCTTTAGCCGCTTTAGCTGCAGCCCTTTGAGGTATATCTATTCTTGAATCTCGTGCATACGAAATTTTCCAGTCCCCAGCTGTACTAAGTGAAAATGTGGGAACATTTACTTCTTCTCCAATACCTTCTATAAAGTTTTGAGCTACATCAGTCTGTTACTTTTATGACCCAGATTTCTCTAGGCGGGGAAGCTCTTCGGCATTCCCTCTATATGTCTCCATATAGTTCAGACTATATCATCATCCTCATAGGATGTTCAACGTTTAGTCGTTGGGGGCTTCAATTATTTTATTTTTTTTAAGTCGCTTAGGTATATTTTTCGATATATTGTTGTGACTATGATTCAATTTCCTAAGCTCAATGGCTATCTCTATGTCTCTATCTGTAACAGGATTCCCGCGATTAACCTTCATTCTGTTATTAATGTATTCTAATAATAATTCAGCTTGTCTCTTCTTCGCTATCTCATATTCAGCTATAGTCGGTAATGACTTATATAATCTTTTAACTCCCCTTAAAGACACTTTATACCCCATTTTACCAGTCTTTCTCGGTTTAGGGGCAATATAAACACCAACTTTAAACCACTCTTTTATAATTCTATCACAATTAGCGATAAGATCCGTATTATCATTAGCTATTTCTATAGCGGGAAAAAAATAGAGTGTTCCACTTTTATAATGATACTGTTTAGACAAAACATAAGAACCATCACTATCTATAACACCTATTAACCACCCTAAATCAAATAATTGGTTGCCACCTGGTTGTCTCATATCAGTCATATTTTTACCTCGGTAGTAATAACTGCCTAGCAAGATTTCCCAGCGTTACAGTTGAATTTTCATTATTATGTTACCATAATAAGGGTCAATATTTTAACCAAGTCCTGGTAATACCCAAACAGGAATTTCAAAATCCTCAGCAACAGGATATACAGCCTGTGCTCCAGGAGCTAGCTCTTCAACAGCAAAAAGCCCTCTCATAACTGACTCAAGCTCTATTGCTTTAAGTATTGGAGTAGTAAGTGCACCAGCAAAAGCTTTAGCCGCCAACTTACCCTCACTAGTATCAGCAGCAGTAGCCTTAAATAACTCTCTCATTTCTTTCTTATCCATGTACTTACTTCCTCCTTTATAAATTTGGATGTACTATAATAGCACATTAATCCAATTTTTTACAATTTTAAATCAGTAACCTGATTCTTATAGCAAATAATGTAGTGTTATTTAAATTCGCAGCACACTGTCCAGCACTTGCGCCTTCAACAACCCTAGCTACAGTTGTAGTCACATTGGTGAACCTGCCATAACTAGTCTGTGCAACATCGTGATTAGTCACTCTAGAAGTACCAGCTCCAGCTACCCCACCAGAATTATTACACACAACCAATTTCTGCCCAGGTTTCATATGATCGCCATCAGTAACAGTACCATTAGTGCCTAAAGTACCAGTATACTTAACCATGTAATGATCAGTATCCCAAATACCTAAATTAGCAACCCCAACCGGCGCAGTGTTAGTGCCAGCTATGTTACCACTAGTATATTTGGGTTGGGCAATTACATCAGAAGACCCCAAATCACCAGGCATATAATAACCAACCGGATGCACAGTGTGGTATCCACATTTAACTTTTTGCATCAAAAACCCATCAGGAATACGCTCATCGGCATCAGTAGGCTCATCACCTTCATAAATACTAACAAGGGCAGCCTGATTAGTCGAATCCTCAACTAAATAGCACACAGCGCCAGCATAAGCTATAACACTACCATACCCAGTAGTATTTGAAGTCTCTTTATACTGACAAAATTGATCCTCAACAACAGATTGTCTAGGAATAAACATTGTTTACATTCCTCCTTACAAAAATTTTACTTACTAACTTTGTCTGCCATGGCGTTACCAAGTTCAGAATATTTATCTACCAATGAAGATGTCTCAAGTTCCATATTAAGCGCAGCCGTATTGGCATCATCTGTGTTGACATTAGCCGGAATAATACCACCATCCTCAGACTTATCAAGCTCTGCTACCACTGACTGCCTCAACGCTACTAACTCATCCCTATAAGATGTAAACTCCTCATCAGTCATCTCTTTGACTCTACTAAACTGCTCTTCTTTGTTTTCGAGAGCAACCCCAGCTGTATCCAATTCAGTTATTCTTTCTTTAGCTGCGATATCCTTTTTAATAGAAGACAACTCCTCATTCAATACATCTATCTGATCAGCGTCTTTTTTAGAAGCAGCCTCAGCATTTTTCTCAGCTTCCTCTTTCTCAGACTTAAGACTACCCAACTCTTTTTCCATTTCAGAATTTTTTTCATTTACTGAAGAAAGCTCTGTCTCCAACTCAGTTACTTTATCCTCACTAACCACCAACAACTCTTTGAGCTCTCCTATTGAAGACGACGCACTTTCTAGAGCTCTTTCAGCAGCCTTTCTCATATCAGCATCTTCTTTCTCCTTGAAAATACTATCTACAATTAACTGCACATCAGTCTGTAATTGATCATTCATCTACTAAACCTCCTTATTTAACCTTTCAATGTTATATAGATGCAGCTGTCCCCAACATCACAATTATATCAAAATTAGTAGTTGCAGTAGGAGTAGCTGTGGACCTCAAAGTCACCACATTTTCAGTAGTATTTCTTTGAATATAATACTTCCCAACTAATTCTGTATTAGGTGTACCACTCGCTATTGTACCACTAACTACGACAACAGCTTCAGAGAGAGTCGCACTAAATATACCATCACATAATTTGTAACCACCATAATTAATACCGCTAGCTATCACTACTGAAGTGACACCAGATGCCAACGTAGCATTTAAACCCATAGCGAAAGTTAAACGTCTACCATTCCCTAAATTTCTATACAGAATAGCATCGCCATCATCCGCATTAACCCTTACAACTTTGGGCATACTTTTAGTTTTTCCTGTTCTAGCTTGTGGCATAAGCTTTAATCCTCCTTAGTTAATTTGTCATTTGTTTCAATCCACGCCCCCGCATGGGGAGCTACTTTTAAATATCCCGGCTATAAGTCGGAAACGTTAAACCTTAAAAATAGACACTATAGATAAATTATTCAATAATTCATCCATTAATTCAGCTATTCTTGAATTCTCTTCATACTTATCAAATAAATAATTAATGTATGCGGTAGCTTTATTTCTTACCACATTTTTTAAACAATCTGGATCTGTAACATCTCTAGAAAAAGAAGCACACTCTGTTGCGTATAAAGAACACCAATCATTGTGAACAATACCACCAGAAGCATTATGTACAAAACGTTTATAATTGACACAAATACCTACACTGGTATTTTTTCTTATATCTATTGTATCAATATCTGCATTCTCCACCTGCACAGAGACTTCACTAAATTCAATGTCCTCTATTTCAGAGGTTGCTACATCCTTGGGTAAAACAACACAATTCATCTCTTCTAAACCTATATTCTCAAACAACGTACCATCCTTAAGCTTTAAATTGACTACTTGAGACTTCTCTGTCTCATTACTTATTTTTTCAACTATATGCTCAGGCAGCTGTACCTTAAAAGATGTGTCTTCATCTGTATCTGCGTTTATACTGCCTTCTATTTTACCGCTCGTGGTATCATCTACAATATTTATAATGATAGGATCCTCGTCATTCACATTAGATGTTTCTAATACAAAAGAAGTGGTATTAGCCGGATGTTTAACAAATCCACACCCTGAAAACAATAAATTTCTTAACACTTTTTTCACTTCACCACAACACATTTCATAATTGTTTTTAACAATGCGTACACTTTTGCCTAATTCTTTTAAGGTCAACCCTAAAGATTCAGCTTCTTGCCTCTTTAAACAAGTGTCCCCCACTTTTATATCGTAATCTTCATAAAATGTTTCTAAAGATACACACCATTTATTTTCCTGTACCTCTTTTGAGAGTGTTTTAAACCTAGTTTTGTATACAACTCCTGCAACTATTATATCCATACCTAATGTATCAATCTCATCATCTGATTGTGCTAATAGTGAATCAACGTCTATCGCTTCATTGTTTTTATCGACAAACTTCCAATCATATAAATGCCCTACTATCTCTTCTTCATCGTGCTCAATATCAACAGCTTTGTTTGCAATAGTGTTCCTAGCTGCAACTAGCTCAGACGGAAAAAAGTATGCGTGGTTTAGATTAGCCCCGGACGACGCAAATAAGGCTGTAAAATATAAAAGATCGGGTTGTTTATCTTCTCCAATAGGTAGATCTATTACTGAAGCAACAACACGCTTCATATCTTCTGTTTCATCGACCATCTGTATAGGAGCTTCTAAATAATATGTTTTTTCATCGTCTCCTTTATGTCCCACCTTATAACTACCTCCAAGTTTAAAATCATTCTATACTATATATAGGTTAGTTTAATTAACACTTTAAAATATAAACTATAAATCCAAAAATAGCGCAACTTGCTGCAAACGTAGCGGCTATCTTATAATAAAGTGTCTTAGTTCTGCAATCAATAGAGCAGTCTACTTCTTTTATAATATCAGACTTCATCCCATTAGACAGTTTATTCTCTATAGACTCTAATGTACCTACAACATTCTCCATTCTAAGATTAAGTACTTTTAACTCACCAGTAAACTCTCTAACATCATTAGAAAAACAAGTCACAGCCTTAAGTTGTGAATCAGCCATTTCTTTAATTACTCTTAGATCATACTCATCAGATACCATACTAACTCCTCTTTCGCATATTATTTACCTCATTCATAAATGCGTCATACTCTGCATCAGTCATATCTTTAACAACGTCTAAATCTATACTAGCAGATGCTTTGCCAGCTGGCCTCCCATAAGAAGGGGTTCCTTTCGGCGCTTTTTGTGTAGTTTGTACAGCACTACGCTGAAAAGGACTACCAACTATACCTAGTACCCCATCCATAACCGACGGTAGTTCTTCTTCCATATTAGCGTGCTCATTATCATAATCAAATCCTAATCTCTCCAAAGCCGTTCTGTATGATAGCATTCTCCTATCAACAAGATGACTAATAGTTGATAAGTAGAGTATGATGTCTCTTAATATAGTATCATCCCAACGTACTCTAGGAAAACGATCAAAGTTTAAAGCTTCTGCTATCTGTCTATACTCACCATAAATCCACCGTGTAACTTGCCTTCTAGCGTAATTAATCTCCTCAAGAATGGTTTTTACTACTAATTCAACCTCTTCAGCATTCATATCACCTTTTCCGTCAATGATAGCTCTAGAACAACCTAAGCCCCCTGTTATATCATCATTTACCTGCCTATACTTGTCTTGACCAAGTATTTTATCTATTTCCGGTGACACTATTTTTTCTATTTCTAAAGTATGATTATACACCACATCAAAAGATTTACTTGATGTATTAAATAACTCTGCAACACTTTTTAATTGCTCTGGACTAGTTATAGGAAAACTGTCATTACCCACAGTCACTTTCAAAATATAATTTGTTATACCATCAAGTGTACTTAAATCTGCTTCTCGTAACGCATCTTTATACTCTATAGCCGTGAATGCCTTAACACCACGTGGTTTTGGATATCTTTCATAAGGCATTTTCCTATAGTCAATAGCCCCCACCAGTAACGGGTCTAATAAAATATCTTCCCCAGATTCTACAGCACTCTTAAACTCATTTGGCAAAGCTTTTATTATAGCTTTATCAGCATCAGTAGCATCAGTTTTCTTCAACAATTTCTTTAAGTCTTCACTTGGTTTTAAGTAAACCTCTTCATTATTAAAAAGTAGACTTCCTTTTATCTCTATCATCAATGGATTTAGCACTGTGTATGCAACCGGTATAAATGACTTAGACCATTGCTTTTTTTTAGCACCCACTGCTTTTTTATTAAACTTTTTAATTTTTTTTCCGGGGGTTGGGGATAAGTAGGATACTCTAGGTTCATACTTAGAAACTACTTTATAAGAGCGCACCATACCAACTCTAAAAAAATCAAGAAAAATCCATTCAATCATACGTCTAAAATCAACGTCAAAACACCATACATCATAAAACTGTTTTATATCTTTATCATCAATATCGTTTTCAAATCCTTTACAAGCAAAATTAGATAATATATCAATATGAGATCCATAAATATCTTTAGTAAAATAGTACTCCATCGAGGTTTTAAATATATCAGTAGCAGAACGTGTAAGTACATCTGGTTTTATCAAATCTAACGTAGTTCTACTTATAGAGTCCCTTTTAATAATAGATGCTTGCTCTTGAGGTAATGAAGCAAGTGTCTTTTCAGTAGGCCTCATAAAAAAAGATGTTTTTCCACCATCCTCATTTACTTCTATTTTTTCTAGTCCTATTTCAGGGTATTTATTTTTCAAATCTTTAGTTATCTGTTTTATTTCTTTTACATCCATTTTTTACCTTCATGTTGTTTATTTATTAGTTGGTTGGTTTTACATTGTACAAACAAGAATAAGTGTACACCATAATAATGTAAATTATATTTTTGCGCAATAAGCCTATCTATATATTAGAACAGTTAGTTTATTACCGCTTATTAATAGGCTGTAAAACAGCTGAATTAAAATAATTTATAGGTACAATTCCATCCCCAGCCTCATTAAAACTAGCACCTGGTGTATGCTTACGAATTAGTCCTGTCGTCTCTATATTAACAATTGTTTCTAACGACTCTTTACCTAACTGAATCACCCCATGACCAGCTAAAACTAAAGCGGAATACAAATCTTTGTTTTGGCCTTTCTTAGGTGTATCAAAATGTCTAACACCTGAAGTTGTTTCTGAAACTACTATATTCAATAATTGTGATTTTAATAGTTTAATATCATTGTATACTTCGTCTTCTAAACCAGATGTAATATATGGCATAAATGGAAATAATAATCTCCTATTTTCTAACAAAGAAAGTAAATTAAAATTAGCTGTTGAAATCCATGAAGGAGCTGGATTCACCATCTCTAATATACGTTTACCGCTCTTACCAAAATTCTCTTTATCGTCTATATCCAATATAGGAGTTCTATCACCATACCCTTCTTCCAATAAATCCTTTATAGGAATACCACCACCTTGAGAATCCATACATATTCTAACAATATTATATTTATGCGTTAAATCCTGTATCTTACGTGCAGTCCTAGGTATAGAAAGATTTTTCAAAGCACCTACATAAACAATACCAGCTGGTTCGGTTAATTTAACTATAATGATACCACATCTTGCACCCTTTCCCTGAGAAGGATCAATACCTAGAATATAGGAAGCGTCACCAGCTCCAACCATCTCCACAGAAAAATCGCTGTCTACAGAACACTTTTCTAAAAGAGATGCTTTAAAAAACCCGTCACTATCCGAAACCATGACAGCCTCATACTCCATACTAAATTCTAAAGAAGACATATCACGTTTAGAAGTAAGGATGTTATCCATCTCTAAAAATCCCTCTGATAACAACTGATAAGGTACTTGATGTACTGCATACTTATCTGCGCCACCTTCTTCCTCTCTAATAGCTTGCCAATATGCACACATTCTTTTCCACATATGATTAAATTTAAAATAACCAGATGATGTCATTATAATTTTATTTGCGGCCTGTCCTTCTATATCATCTTCTGAAATTAAACCCTGTTTAAGAAGTTCATTCATTTTCTCTAAATATCGCACTCGTTTCATAGGATTTAATACAACAGCCCCCATAGGTCTTAAAACTCTTTCAATAATAACAGGTGGCACCTGCGCTAATTCATCAATCTCTATTAAATAAAATCGAGAACCTCGGATCTTCCCCCCATCGACTCCCAGTGGTAGAGCTTCGATAGTGCTTCCAAACGTTGTATTAGTTCCTTTAAACTGTAAATGGTATTTGTCAGCACCTTTTATAGGTTTTTGCGCACAAGCCTCTCTTAAAATACTAGACCCCATATACAACCTTTCTATTTCAGCAAATATCATTTTAGCCTGTCTAAAACTTGGACCTAGCAACCCGACTCTGTACCCAGGATACAACAATGCATGTAATGCCGCATTAACTCCAAGCAAAAAACTTTTACCAGCACCTCGACCTGCCACACTAATAACATAATTTTTAGACCACATATCACGCAGAATAACTCTTTGTATAGCGTCTAAATCAACCCCCAATAGGTCATAAGCTGCTAATACAGGATCCTCTAAATAAAGAGCTATTAGATCACTACCAGCATCCATTATAACATCTACATTATCAAAGCTATCCATAACCCCTCAATTAAATCTATTTTTCTACTCATTAGCCCTACCCACTACTAAATATTCTACTTACCAATTAAATTAGCATCGGCATCGTTCTTATTACCAATAAGAAGTTCAGACTTTTTTACTTCATCTTCTTCCTTTTTTAATTGTGACAACTTTTTTAATTTATCTTTATGTACCTCACTTTTACGTTCACTAAACTCAACCACAAGATCTACGATGCTCAACCCAGTAGTTCGTTTAGGATCAATACGATCTTTTCGTCTACTGGCTAAATTCTCTTTTAACTTATTGGTCTGACCTCGCAGCTTATCAATAGCAGTAGCAATAGAGATTTGCTGATTAGGATTCTCTTTACTATCTTTTAGCAATCTTCTTTCGAATATTTTATTCGTTGCTATTGTCATCACATCATCTATATCATTAGCGCTTAATTCAGTAGTAGTGAAATCCTGTAAATAAACATCCATCAAACCATTGTATACTATAATTTCATCGTCAGAAAAAAGATCCGAAACTGGTAATACCTTATCTAAAAGTTCTTTAAAATCTACTTTTTTAGGCCGACCTCTACCCCGCTTAACACTCATTACCACCTCTCACTTTCACACACTTTTCACTCTCTAATTTTATACGCTCCTTAACCAATAAAATAAATTCAGGCGTAACGGAATGTCCAAACATTTCAATGGAATTATTATAAGATACTTCTCGTTGATTAACGTACCTTGCCCTTTTAGCAGTCAGCACATCATCCATATTGTTTATTTCATCCTTATGTAATTCTAACCAATCCAGCACTCCCATTTCTTTATATTCTCTATACATATCATTATATATAGATCTTTTCTTCTTAAAATATAAAGTTAACGATCTAGAAATCTTTTCTTTAGTTTCATTTGAATGCTCTGTACCAATACGTTTCTGTCTTATTTTCTCTTTAGACACACTACTTAATTTGTACCCACACGGTCTTCCTTTTTTTCCTGACATACTTTCACCCCTATAATAGTACTATATCATCCATATTACACTTTATTAAGTTATCAGCTCCAAACAATCTAATACTAACGGTAACAACATCACCATCCATATTCATTACAATAGCTGAAAAACCACTAAATACTGTAGTTATAAATTTAACGTGGGACCCCACCGATATATAATCATCTTTAAATAGATCACCATAATCATAATTAACTACCTTTCTAACCATCTTCATCTCTTTATCAGTGCACAGACCCACATAGCCAACCAACCATTTACACCTATTTAATACACAATCCTTGTCTTCAGTTCTATCGTATTTAATGAATATGTAATTACCATATACAGGTACTTTTCTAGTAAGTGGTTCTTTACCTTTTCTTTCTGTTTTTTTATCTATAGTTGGGTACAAATAAGCACCAACAAAAGATAACCCATCTAAATAAACACACACATCCTTCATACGTTTAGTAACGATAGTCCATACATACCACATCTATACTTTTACTACCTTTCGTACATCTTTACAAGTTGTACATATTATCATAAATGTATTTTTTCCACCAAAAAATTGAGACCCACACTCCTCACATTCATACAACGTATTAGAAGGATTGCCCCTCTTAGGTTTAGAAAATGTAAATGGTAGATTTTTTTCATCAGATCTCTTTGAATCCCTATGTATCCGTTCCCTATGCTTTCTTAATCCTATTTCTGGATCATACCTTCTATCAGCTGATCCAGGTGCAATTTCAGCCATATTTCTATTTCCTCACTTCTTTAAAAATTTAAATAGTTATATCTGTACATGTATAAATCTTTTGCTCGCAACATAATCACTAACATAAACACATAGTTGCTCTGGTGTATATTCACACAAAGGTTTTTTATCCTTTGCCTGACTCCACGGACCATAATGGTAAAAAACTGCCCAATAAATTATATTTGCCTTGTTCGCTTCTATTTTACCTTTAAATTCATTATTATACACATCGCCTATAAGTTTAGCCATTACTTGTGGATGGCTTTTAATAGTATGCCCAGTTTTCTTCAATCCCTGCTTTGCCAAATCATGCAATAAAGCTGCCGCTATAATAGCATCCCTATTTTCTTCACAATCCAAACCTCTACACAATTCATAAGCTACAGCAAACACTCTTTTAGAATGAAGAATATTACCATCCCCCCCTAATTCAGAAGTTGGATGGTACTTCCCTGTAGAACTAGAAGGACAATCAATAAACACATACTCAGGTGCTTCTTTCATACAAGCTATCGTAAATTCCTTTACTTCATCATCCATTATTAAATCCAACTCATGTTTAAATATTTTCATCCTGTCTACCATTATGTAATTCTCCTTTTCCTTATAACTATCTAGGCCTAAATGATAACTTACTAACATTTAAATTAACACGTACAGGTGTGATAGAAGGGTTATTTGCATTATACCCTTCTTGGGGCTCTATACGCCAATGTCTAGTATTAGCCCCACCATACCTAACATACCTATCCTGCTCATTATAACTAAGTGGATACCTAGTTTGGTAACGAATAAATCTAGGGGTTATAAACTCTTCAATAGGTATCGCCATTATTCATTATCCTTGACAGAATCCATTCGTTTACTCACTTCTTTGTATTCATCAGACTCCCCTATCACTTCACTTGCTGTTATTAATTTCATTATGTCTAAAACAGTATCAGGAACATTATTATCCTTCCATTCAAATGAAACACGTATATACTGATTATCTGATGGTTTAGCAGTTAGAGACGCGTATTTGTAACTACCACTTTTCATTATTTCAGATCCTACTACATCATCACTAGCTATTTTAATTGTTATATCTTTACCTTTTGTTGCCATTCTTAACACCCCCAAGTTTTTTTTAGTATTTCTAATTTTATAATCATATCAACAGTTGATTCGACGACTATTTTTAACTCATTCATAGTATACGAATTTACAATAACAAAATCATAACTATCACTTTCATATCTATCCAAAGATACTTCAGAAATATGAGTATTAGTCTCTATTTTCTTTCTATTCTCTCTTTGAATATTCAACACGTACCCATCGTTATTCTTCACATACTTAAACTCATTTAAATGCCTAACATCGGTTAGAATAACATTGTCATACCCTTTTATTCGTCTATTTAATTCCTTTACCCAAAAATTACGATCTACGCTACGAACAGACTCCCCTACAAACTGCATTATCTCACGAGCATTCCAACAACTACCGTCCACCTTAGGACGATCTACATCATACCATTCTTTTTTATCCCCATACACCTGCTCATATGTTAAATTAAAATACTTAGTACATAACTCCTTCAGGTAATCAGCAAATGCCACGAGTTCAAAATTCATGCTATGCTGTTCTAAAAACATATCTTTCATTAATGCAGCTACAGTGTCTTTTCCTGATTGTGCTTTACCCACAATACCTATTAACATAACCACCCCCTATAAAAATCTTTTTATTTTTTTCATCTCCTTTACCGTTTTCTCAACCTCTGTTTTAAATTTTTTAATTTGGGACTCTAACTCATTCAGTTCTTCACCTAAATTATCATCTCCAATTTTTATTAATTTTAAAATATACTCATCACAGTCTTTGCCCTTCTCACAGCGGTGTGTACAAAAACAATCTATTCCCTCTTCGTCAAAAGACACAAAATATTTAAATATCATAAACATTAAACCTCAACAATCCATGACGTACGTTGTATAGCCATATCTAGTATTTTATAATCAGTACACAAATCATTAAGCTCTTTTCTTAAATCAACATCATTTGAATGCACCAATGATTTTTGCTTATTCTCGATTTTAATCAATAATTTTTTCTTATCCTCGATTTTAATTTGTAGTACATTTTTTAATACAACTCCATCAGCAATAGTTAATTTCTTTCCTTCATAATCCAATTCAGTAGTATGAAAAGCTCTATCTATCGCTATGCAAAATAACTGGTACTTATCATATAGATCTTTTAAAGTGTCTAAGTCACTTCCAAGTATCTCATCACCGTGTTCTAAAATAACTTCCATAATGATGTCTATTCTATCCCTTATAAATTCTTTTTCTATAATAGCCTCTTGAAGCAGCATTTAGATACCCTCTGCCTTAACTTCTTTTGCCTGAATTCCTTTATCAGTATCCACTAATATGAAACTTACTTTCTGTCCTGCTTTTAACGTTTTATACCCATCCATTTCGATAGATGAATAATGTATAAAGTATTCACTTCCTGGATCATCCTCTCTTATAACAAAGCCATAACCCCGCTCTGGTGAAAACCACTTACATACTCCAATAATTCTTTCTTCCATTTTCTTTAATACCCCCCATTATTTTAAAAAATAAACATACTTTCCCTTATCGCGCTTCCATATAGCGTATCTACTTTTTCGTAAATCTACATGAAAACCTACAGACAACTTACCAATTCTAGGCCAAGTCCAATCATAATATACTCCAATACCCCTAAACCCTGACTCTAAAATTATTTTTACTTGCTCCCTAGCATTCATATTCGTTTTAAAATGAAAATCAACCGCAGAAGCTCCGTTACTTATATAGTGTTCTGATCTGCTTGAGTGCCCCTCTTCTTTTACACAAACACAACCACGTAATCCATACTTATTATGTGTAATGATTGGCATACCATGGTCAACACGAATTTTATGTAGTAATATTATTGTTTGTTCATTTATCCTATCACCCGATCCTGGAACATCTGGATCATCAAACTCGTATCTTTCAAAGTGTTTATACTTATTCCAGTTAATACCCATCTTTTTCTACCCCCTACCCCAAAGCGTCACAAAAACCTACTTTACTTCTATTCACTATGTAATCTGGTAAGTACTTTAGATACATAGAGTTTAATAATTTTTTACCAATTCTACTCTCTTTATTCAATACATTATACATTACATTTACATCTAAATAAGGAACCCTAGCTTCCACTCCATATCTCATAGAACTTCTATCAAGAGTCCACAAATGATAATTTGGTAATGCTGAAGTAAACAATATATCTAACACACTTTTTGCACCAACGCACTCATTGTTTTCTGGAAACTTACGATCTAACCAGCACTTAAACGTGTCATCAAAACAATTTAATAATAACTTATCCTTAAACCCTAAAGGTTTTTCGTGCATCCAATACCCACCAAATAATTCATCGCCACCATCACCAGACAACATTACTTTAACATACTTTGCAACTTTTTCATAGAAGCGCATCACAACAATATCACCTTTACTGTTAAACACACCACTATCCGACAATACATAATCCAACGCATAATTAAAATTATTGTCTATCGCTGGTACACTATCAATGGTGATTTCAGTATGGTTAAACCCATATTTTCTAGCCAATTTTCTAGAATAGTATGCATCTTCTGACCCACGTGTGGTAGTAAGAGTATAGGTATTCACATCTGCTCTCACTTCTTTACAAAGCACCGCTATTAGTGATGAATCAACTCCACCGGAAAGGGATATACCTACATCCACATCTGAATTCAATAGATGTGTTTCCACTGCTTTTTTCAAACAATCTTCTAAAGAACTTTCCTTTATATTATAATTAGCCTCATAATGATTAATTCTACTAAGTAATGGATAATCAACATAAAAAACGCATCCTGGTTTAACTTGCTTTACATTTTCATACACCGTAGATTCTGTATCTAATATAAAACCAAATAAATTTTTTTCCATCAAAGAAGCAACATCATCATTCGTACCACAAAAACACTTTAACTCGGAAGATATAAATATATTATTTTTACTTACTTCATAAAACAATGGTTTCAACCCTATATGATCCCTACCAACCACCAATCTACACTCTATGGCATCGTATATAACAAAAGCATACATACCTTGTAAGTAATCTATGCACTTCACACCATACTCTTCATACAAATGAATAAGTACTTCTACATCACTACTAGTTTTAAATATATGCCCTTTATTTTTCAATTCCAAAGTTAAATCCTTATAATTATATATTTCACCATTACACATTACTATAATTGTATTATTCTCATTGGTAATTGGCTGCGCACCATTATCCACATCTATTATACTGAGTCTAACAAAACCACACCCAAACTTATCTAAAAACAAATACTGTTCATCATCAGGTCCACGATGCTTTATAATAGATAATCTATCTATTAAATCCGTTTGTTCATAATTACCAATACAAGCGACTATACCACACATAACTTACCTGCATCTTGATCTGACCATTTCGTTTTTTTAATACTGACTAATCCAGACAGCACCGCATACTCTTTTTTATTTATTTTCCTAACCTTAACTTTAAATCCATTATTTAAATGATCATAAACAACCTTCGGACTATCGCTTACTTTTTTCAAGTCTAAAACATGTTGATATACTTTACCTTCTTTTACATGTTTTTGTGTAAACTTTTTCCCCTTCATGCTCTTTTTTTCAAATAACTCACAATGATGCAAAGTCTCCATATCCGCCTCTTTTTCAGGTTGATGCATATGATGAATTAAATAAATCCAATCTTGTTCGGCCACAGGTGTTTTGTGTTTTACCGATATTAACTTCGTTAATGTGTCTATTTTTTCTGCTAATTTATCCACAAAGATAGCCCCCTTTTTATAGGTCGCTACTATCTGCCACACACTACTGGTTTTCAGGGGCTTACCTATTCTTTTATTTTTTTGTAATAGTTTCAATCCACGCCCCCGCACGGGGAGCGATGTTTAGCATTTAATAAAACAAACAATAAATCATTGCGCAAGATGTTTATCTATCCAACCTCCAAAACCTGCCATGATGCTACCCTCTCCCTGTATAAAATATGTAAAATAAACCAACAATAATTAACATATAGAAAGCAATACCAAAGTATTTCAATAGTATAGGCATGATTCTTCGTTTTTCTAGCTCCTCATTGATATAACAATACACATTATCAACATATAAACTATCCTCAGTAATAATAACATTATGGTAGGCGCCATCCTTTGGTATATGATCATCAACCCACTTAAAATATTTTAAACGCATCCTTACGCTCCATTATAAAATCCATTTTAATCATTCCCTCGAATCTTGGCTATTAGTTTCTCAGGAAACACTAAACGCCTTACAGTTTTTCCATCTATTTCTTCTGTAATCCATTTATCCATTGTAAAACACTTTAGAGTCTTATCTATCTCTTGCTTCATTCTAAGTGTTAACTGAGGCTCTGCAGTTAATACTTCAAATATCAAAGTTCGTATTTGCTCAAATTTATCTTCGATGTTACGATGCCACAAAGATCCATCAACTCCTGAATAAGCATCCCCCATATCTACCTCCTATACCATTTAATTCCTTTCCTTAATACACAAATCTCTCTTACTACATGTATCACAAAAAATTAATTTATCTGCGTCAACTCCAAACTGCCCACCAACAGAACAACATTTTTTAGATTCCTGCTCAATGTCACAATCTTTAGTTCTAAACCAACGGCTTTTATACCCACACCGTTTACAAATAAATCTAACATTATTTATGCGGTCTCCATTCCATGCTTCGAATACATCACTTCTATGACCTATAAACCCACAGATACGTTGTTTTAAAGTCATCTAACCTCTCCCTTTTTACCAAATAAAAAATCAAAAATCATAAATAAACCACCGATCATTAGTATAAAAGGTGACAAAACTATTTTACCAAACAAACTAATATGAGATTTATTTCCAAAAGTACATTCAAAATATTGTTTTGTACCTTTTGTCATACTTTCCTCCTATCCTTTATGATTCAATGCATTTTCTTTTCTTATTATTTCTTTTTTTAACCACTTAACAGCTACCTTTTCTTCTTTTATGTTTTCTCGTTTTTCTTTTAATACAATTAATAATCCTTTTACACCTAACTTTTCGTCATCTCTACTTATATAGTTATCAAAAACCCAAGCCTCTCGTCTACCTAAAATTGTTAGAATAGCTTCTAACCTTATATGGTTAACCCTTCTTCTAGCAGTGTATAATTGTTGTAGTGTAGGCAACACTATGGTTTCCCATGCTAATTGATTTATTCGTGCATTTTGTGTTATTTTTTCAAACATAATTTATCCCTATATAGATGCAGCCAGTAAACATCCCCTTGCAACAGCTAGCATAGGCTCTTTTGCTTCCTTTATTTCTTTTATTGAAAATGGAAATTTATTATTCTCTACTTCCTCTATAAATTTATTTTTAAACCCTTTAGCCAATACAAGACCACCAGATATTACAACAGGCAAACCACCCCTAACAACCGCTGGTGGTAAATTTATTTTTTTCAATTCATATATAATATTTTTTACTGCATACTCTATCAACACATTATAATAAACACTTATTGCTTCTTGTATCTTGCCTTCTGGTTTATATAAATCTATATCACCACGTTCTTTCTCTATTTGAACTATAGAGGAACTTATATCTAATGCATTTCCTACTTGTTTATCAATCCAATCGCCGCCTCTACAAAAAGCAAACTCTACTAACGGATCTCCTTCGAACGATAAACATGCATTTATCATACCAGCACCGAAACTGATACACAGACCACTTAAATTATGATCAAGTAATTCAGAAAACACTATTGCGAAACTTTCATTTATATCAGAGGATTCAAAACCCATTTCTTTAACAAAAGTCTTTATCATTTCTCTATGGAAATGGATATCAAAACTCTCACCTACAGGATTACCTGGTATGGAAAAAACAAGAGGACCAGGTGAAGCATCTAAAAGTAAACTTTGTATTAGTAATTTTATCATTGGTAATGAATCTTTTTCTTTCGGGGATAATACCCCTTTTGCCATAGGTCGGCGTGTATTCACGTTTCTCTCATTCGCCATCACAACAGCATCTTCTCCCACTATAACAAAATCATCACCATCCATAATAAAATTTACTTTACGACCTTCTAAAGACATCTTTATACTTTTTCTGTTCACAGCTGACTTAGGTGATATCTTAAAAAAACTATCACGTTGTTTTTTATAGACTTCGTTTCCTTCATCATCTTTCATAGCACTTACTAACATATTAGTGCCTATGTCTAACCCAATTCCTTGCTCCATATTACCCCCATTGCTTAAACACAAATCTTTTTAATTAGCATAGACATTGGTAGCCATTTAGATACACGACCTCCGCATCTAGCACAAATGTAACCATATGTATCTTTATAAACTATCCCATTTTTTTTACATTCCGAATTTTTCATATTACAGTATCTACCATCTGGCTTCTCAAATTTTATTTTCATATTTTATCTTCCACATCTTCAGTTTCGTCGAATATCATACGTACAGTAAAATTAGTACCAAGTTCTTTATCTTCTGAATACCCTACTTTAATTTGTGTAGGTTTAATTACTAAATATCCTCTATTATACAATTCTTCTACATACTTCTCTATACTAGTCTCTACAACACGCCATTCGCCAGTTTCGACATAATGTCTTTTTATACACATAACAGCTGCTATCTCATTACGTGGAGGTAATTCTGCACGTAAATTATCTATTTCCATATTTAACTTTTTAACTTCTGCCGTTAACTTAGCTATCTTCATCAACTCCACACTTCTTACATCTTCAAACTTAACTACACGCATCCTCTACCCTTTCTTTACTAATTTCCTTAATTTGTCTAAATCAGTAGCCACATCACCACCTATAACTTTCTCTGGAATTATATGTGATTCTACAAAATTATCCTCTCCCATAGGATTTATAAAAACCGACTCATTTATTTGTGGCCTATCAAATTCTGGTTTATCACTAACCTCTTTTATTCCTTTAGCAAAACTATCTAACCTGGTTCTTTCGGTTTCTAGTACGTCACTCAATATTACTATCTGTTCCTTCTTATTTGATAACTCTATATTCTTAGTCAATAATTCTTTCTCTAGATCCATAACTCTATCGACTAATTCTACAACTTGAGATGTCAAATCTTCTATTTTATCTCTATTTCGATTTCGTTCATATTCAACAACAGATTCTATTCTAGTTTTTACCTCAGCAAAAGATAACCCTATTTCAGGAGAAGTATCTCTTGTAATTTTTTCAACGCGGGCCTCTATTTGTTTTTTCGATTTTTTTTCGTCTGTACTTTTATTATAGGTTATTTTCGACATTTTCTACCTTTTCCATTAATTTATATTTACTGCCACCGTTACTAACAATATCTATTATATTATCTCGTAGACTATTATTATAATAATCTACTTCTTGTAATTTAACTATTCTATATGGATTATTAAATGAGTCTGTCTCCTCCAACACTTTTTCTATATGCTTTTCATGTAGTATAATTAAATAATAAATAAATAGTAATTCTTTACCTTCTTCAGTTCTAACTCCTAGAACATATTTACAATTGTTATTTGACTCGATCTTACACAAAATACCTAACGAGTCTAATTTAGGAATGCACTTAGTTCTAATATCGGTCCACGAGATTCCAGTTTTTTTAACCATACTACTCTGTGATAAATTAGATATTAATAATCCTTTCTTATAGTAAGCATTAGAATTTCTTAGTATATTATCACACATAACCATATACAATGTTTTATCTTTTACATTTAATAAATTCTCATAATACTTACTTCTAAACATCTCTCTGCTTATAGTATTATACCCTTTGTAACC